CAACAAATCGTCACCACGCTCGCCAAACAGCGCCAGCCAGTTGATTTGCGGCTGGCTCAATTGCGCCATCACGGGTGCGATCACCCGCAGGAAAGCAGGCAACTGGCCCACTTTGAGGGGTGAGATCGCAATGGTTTCGCCTGCCACTTGCACCAGGGTGTCCTGGGGAATGAGCTTTTCCAAATCAGTCATGACGCGCCTTTCAGATTTGGACAATGCGGCCGAACTGGCCCAGCGTTGCATCGAAAGGCTTGCTGGAATCAGCCAGGAGCGAGCCCTCCATCTCGAACTTGTTGTATTCATTGGAGATGAACGAGATTTCCTTCAAGGGATCGAACGCCACCCGGTACAACTCCACCAACACGCGGGCGTTGCCGTCGGCAGTGTTGATGCCCTCCAAGCGAAGGAAACGCTCCGGCAGGGGTTGCGTGAAAATGCCGATCTCGGTGGTGACACCAAAGGCGTAGCTGGCCTTCAGTGGTGCGGTGTAGGGCACCGCAGGTGTGCCGCCATCATGGAGTCGCAGCAACTGGATTGCGCCGAAGTCCTTGTCGACGGTGTAGTCCACCCCTTCGACCAAAGTGGCCGGTGTGGCGCTGCTGTCCTGAATCACCAGGCTGGCCACCTTGGGGTGAGCCAGGAAATAGCGTTCACCGACCAGAGGTGTGCTGCCTGCCAAAGGCTCGTTGGCCACGGTGCCGGGTGTGCCGACCACATAGTTGCCGTACAGCGCGAGAGCCAGATTCTCTTTGGTGAACTCTTCGATGGTCAGATTCACCGTGGCCGACTTTTGCTTGACCATGCGGTGATCGAGCGTGCGCTGGCCGGTCTGGCTTTCATAGTGCTCCAGCACGTCGGTTTTGAGCGAGAGTTTCAACTCAGCCACGTTGCCGGGCGAGCGAACCTCGATGGGGTTGCCTTCAACGTCGCGTTTGCCGAGGTAAACACGGCCCTGGAATGATGCATAGGTACTCATGGTTTGATATCCTTAAAAGTGGAATTGAATAAACAGAAAAATGGAAAAGTGATTCAGGCTTGAATGGAAATGTCAGCAATCAGGGTGCGGTAGGTGATCTGGTAGCGTGCAGATGTGCTGGCGGCAACGCCGTCAGCGTCATCCACTTCCCACTCGGACTCGACTTCCCGCACACCCAAGGCCAAGCCGCCCAGGTTGACGTCAAGCATCAGGGCGGCATGCGCTGCACAGAGCAAGGCATCAGCCAGGGTTTCTGGGATGACCGGTGGCACGGCACGCGCCAGCGCAGTGATGCGCACCGTCAACTCGCGGGTGACCCGGTCGTTGGCACGCTCTGCCAGTGACTCACTCTCAGGAAACACCACCAAGGATGGGCACTGCTCCCGCGTGATGGCCACACTGGGCGTGCGCCACACGGTGGCAGCCTGATCGGTAGCCACCGGTGTCAGTACTGAGACGATTGCTTGCAGGATTTGTTCTCGAATGGAATTGACTGCCATGGTGGTCACACCCGCATCAGTTTGGCACGCACCTCAGAGCCATCGCCCACGGCCATGACTTCTCGCACCTGATACGCGACACCTTCGATTTGCACCACCTCGCGGGTTTTGAGACCGACAAAGCAAGAGTTCGGGTAGGTCATCTCGTAGTCGGTGCTGAGCCCCAAACCTGACAGTACGTCCTTGTCAGGTGCGACAAACCCCACCGAGTAGGACTGGACAGCACCGCCATCGCCGGGTTGCCAGACGCAGGTCTTGAGAAACCCGACGTTGGCAGCGGCGCGGTAGAGCTTTTCTACCAGGGTGGTCATGCGACGTCCCCGATCACGCCGCAGTCAAGCGCACCAACAGGGCTGGACGCTGGCACAGGGGCAGCGGGTTGCTCTGGGTGTGCAGGTCGGTGCCACGCTCAAAATGGCGCGGTGCCTGCTTGGCATAGATTGGCTGGCCCAGCGTGTTGACCGTCTCATTGAAGTCAGCCGGTGCAAAGTAAGTGGCAAAGGTGTCAATCGTGCCCAGCGGGAACGCATGCGCTTCGCCCGCTTCGATGTACGGCTTGGTCACCCAGCCACCGGAACCGTCTGGCACGCTGGCTTCACCCGCATATTCCTCAAAGGTGACGCCAGCAAATGGAAAGCCTGATCGCATATCAGAACGCAGAGCCTGACCGTCGTTCCACAATTTGTAGGCATCTTTAACGCTGGAATGAGTCACCAACTTGGTAAAGAACTCGGGCGAGACAAGGCAATGCACGCCGTTCATGCGCTCACCCATCAGACTCTTACCCATATATCGCTTAAGTTCAAGGCACTTATCCAGAACTTCCGTAGTGCCGATGTTGAGTTTGAAGCTGATAACTTTTGCTGGAATCTTGAATTCCTCATACAGATTGACAAGTTCGCGCCCATCAGCATCGAGCACGATGCCCTTCAAGGCACCCATGCGCAAATACTCCAGGGTGGCGGCATGTTTGGTGCGCATGTTGTCCAGGTGTTCGGCCAGCACCGCCGCAATAGAGGCAAATTCGTTCTCGGTGCCAAACGAGCGCAGGCCAGAGACTTCTTCGGGCAGCACCACGTCATCGTGCGGGATGTGCGGAATCACAAAGCTGCGCAGCGTGCGTTTGCCCCGAATACCGACCGTACCGGGCGAACCCACAGGCAGACTGGGCAGCAAATTGAGCACACCGGCCTTTTCTTCGAGCACGATGGTGCGTGTGCGCACCGGTTTGGCAGGAAACAAACCCAACTGGTCGAGTCGGTCGTAGCGGTTGGGCAGCAGGTTGATCGCTGCGGTGAGCGATGCCATGGAAAAGGCGGGATTGAGGAACGGGTTGTTGATGGCCATGATGGCTTTCCTTCAAAAAGTGAGTTGAATGGGGAGACTTGGCTCTTGGCTCTTGGGTCGCAGGGGAAATCAGGCGCTTTGGCGAATCAGAATGCCCAGTGCCTTGAGTTGGGCCACTGCGGCGTCGCGCTCGGCCACGGTGATGGCCGCAGGCCAGGTAAGTGCGTGTTGGGCCACTGCACCGTGGCGCGCCAGCATCAAGGCATCGTCTCGGTCCACCAGGTAGGCATCGCAGTCTTGCAGCAACACACCAGAGGCGAGTTGGCTGCCATCGGTGGCACTTGGATCGAGTTGTTTGACCTTGCCGGTGGTGGTCACAAGCCCAAGGACTGTCCCCAGTACCAGGGTTTGTCCAGCAGTCAGGGTGGCGCGGTCGCGCGAGTAAAAGCCTTCGTCTTCGTACTTGAGCAAGTCGCCCAGATTGAGGGTTTGTTTGATTTCAGCCATGGAGTTCTCCTATTAGTGAGGGGGTCAGGTGGGATTTAGCGAGCACCGATTCGGGCTTTGACGGCGGCAATCAGCGGGTTGTCAGGCGAAGCAGGGTTAGTTGCCGTCATTTCCTGGCGGTGTGCAGCATTCGGGTCAATGCGGCTGACGATCTCAAGCGATTGCTGCGCCATGGCCGTGAGCAACTGGCTGCGCACCTGACTGGGTGCCACTTTGGCCTCCAAAAAGCCAGCGATCAGATCAGTTCGGCCAGCCAGCGTGCAGCTTTGCGCGACTTCAATCGCATCAGAGACTGCAAACACGGCGTCGGCGGTTGACGTGGTGGCCGACGTGGCGGCTGTGGCATCCGTTTGGGCGAGTACGGGGGTGGGTTGGACGGATTGCGTCATGGGAATTTCCTTTTCAGGTGAGGTTTCAGGGAGGGTTTGACTGGCAAGCAGTCGGGAGAGCGAGGGAACTGGTGGGGTCAGCATGGAGTTGAGCTGTTTGAGCGCGTCATCGAGCGTTCCCACGTCATCAGCCAAACCAGAAGCAACCGCGTCTGCGCCAAAGAACAGGGCCGCTTGGGTGCTTTTGATGGTGTTCACGCCCATGCCCCGGTGCTTGGCCACCGTCGTGGCGAACAGGTCATAAATGCGATTGACTTCACCCTGCAAAAAGCTGTGTGCTTCACCCGAGATGGGTGCGTGCGGGTTGAGATCGTTTTTGCGATCACCGGCAAAGACGGCGGTGTAGGCAATTCCGTCTTGCTGGTCTTTGACTGACTGGTCAACGTGCATCGCAATCACACCAATGGAGCCCACACCACCCGTGCGTGAGACGATCAGGCGACTGGCCGCACTACCCAGCGCATAGGCGGCGGAGAACGCCATGTCGTTGGCAACCGCCCAGACCGGTTTGATGGCCGTGGCCGCGCGAATGCGGTCAGCCAGATCGAACACACCAGAGGATTCGCCACCGGGCGAGTCAATGTCGAGCAGGATGGCAGCAACGCTCGGGTCGGCCAGCGCCGTTTCCAGCGATTGGGCAATTCCGGCGTAACTGGTCAGCCCAGACTGGGCTTCAAGCCCCTGGGTGCGGCGCACCAGCGTGCCATAAATGGGAATCACAGCAATGCCAGACTGACCAGGGCCGACAACTGCACCGACGTTCGACTGGGCAGCGCTTCGATCAGGCTGGACAAAGCCAGTCGGTGCCGACAAATCGGCCAACCCGACGCGCGAGCCCAGCACCGACAAGATGACATCGAGTTTTGGGCGATGGATGAGCAGCGGCGCACCAAACAGGCGTGCCGCCAAATGCGGTAACAGGTTCATGGAAATCCTCTACGTGTCAGTGGTGACGGGATCGCTGGCTTGGGTGTCGGCGGCTTGATCTGCATGCTTGTTGGGCTCTGCGCTGCCACCGTCTTTGGAGGTGCGTCTGGGGTCGGAGTCAAAAATCAGACCCAGGTCATCGGCGCGCTGGTTGTCAGCAGCGATTTCCCGGTCAACGTCTTCTGCGTCATAACCAAAGGCCGAAATGGCCTCGGACCGACTCATGAGCCCCGAGCGAATCGCCAGCAACATGGCTTTGAACTCTTTTTCGGGGTCAACCCACTGCCAGCCCTGCGGAATCCACTTGGCTGCGAGGTATTGCCGCCGCTTTGCGTTGCCACCCCGGGCAAAACCCGGCGCTGTCAAGGCACCGCTGAGCACCGCCTGCTTCATCCATGCCGCCCACACCGGGCGACACATTTGATGCACCAGCACGCCGTGCTGCACCATCTCGCATCGCCTGCGGAACTCAAGCATCCCGGCGCGAATGCTGGAATAGTTCACGCCAGAGAGGTCAC